TTATTAGAACGATAAAAAATACAAAATGGCAGAGAAAAAAATAAGTGAACTAACGGCAAAAGGAGCAGCGGTTGCAGCTACGGATTTAATGGTTATATCTGAGGTTAGCGGTGCTTCGTATGTTACTAAAAGCGTTACAGGTGCTAATATTAAATCACTTGCTCAAAGTGGATTGCCTACAGAGATTCAACTTGCTGCATCTGACGAGACAACTGCACTTACTACCGGTACTGCAAAGGTTACTTTTAGAATGCCTTATGCAATGACATTGACTGCGGTTCGTGCATCTCTTTCAACTGCTCAGGCAAGTGGTACAATATTTACTGTTGACATCAATGAAGGTGGCACAACTATCCTATCCACTAAGCTAACAATAGACAACACTGAGAAGACATCTACAACGGCTGCCACTCCAGCGGTAATATCTGATAGTGCACTCAGTGATGATAGCGAGATAACAATTGACATTGACCAAATAGGTAATGGTTCAGCAAAAGGTTTGAAAGTTACATTGATAGGTACAAGAGTATGATAATCAATCCATATTTAGTGCAGCCAAGTGGGCCTTCCTACGGCACACTAACTACTGCTTGGATAGCTGCCACTGGAGAAACTGATTTAACTATCTTAGGTGCATTGAATACGCTTGAGACAGACCTGACTACCTATGGACTGACTGCTAAGATGGATGCTTTATATCCAATGGTGGGAGGAACGGCGGGGAAGCATTCATATAACTTTATGAATACTGCGGCATATCAGTTGACGTTTAATGGTGGGTGGACTCACTCAAGTACTGGAGCTTTGCCGAATGGTACAAATGCCTATGCCGATACTGGATTTAATGTAAACACATATAAAGATAACAATCACTTATCTTATTATATTCGTACAAATTTAGATGAGGTAAGAGTAGACGCTGGATTGATTGGCAGCATTGGTCAATATTTTGACATAGAAAGTAGAATTTCTAATGTAGGGTATTTCGGTAATCATATAGCAGGTGTCAATGTTAATTTTGCAGTAACTGATTCAAGAGGATTGTGGTTAAATACAAGGACAACATCCACTCTTCAAAAGGTATATAAAAACGGAACATCTCAAGGTTCAAACACAGCTTCAGGAACTACTGCAATAAATGGAAATATTTATTTAGGTGCAAGGAATTTAGTTGGAACTGGAGCAAATTTATATTCTACAAAACAAACTGCATTTGCATCCATAGGAGATGGATTAGATGACACCGAAGCAGCTAACTTCTACACTGCGGTACAAGCATTTCAAACTACATTATCTCGTCAAGTATGAAACTAACAGATATAACACAAGCAGAATATCCTAACTATGTAGGACTTTTGACAGAGGTACAGAAAGATGAATTAGTAGGTCAGCAATACACTGAGGATAGCTACTTCAATCCTATCCAAGATGCGGATGATAATTGGATTATCTCAACTGAGGAGATGAACTTCTGTACAAACGTAAAATTTATGTGGGTGAAAGATTTGGATTTGATTCCTTATAATCCTAAACCTACACCACCATTTCCACCTGTAAATTAATAACCAATGGAATTACTACCATTAATTGAATCAATAAAGAAACACGGAGTAACGGGAGTTTTAGTGTTAGTTATTTTCTTAATGTTTAATTTCTTTAGTGGAAGGTTGGAGATGGTAGAGGCTAAACTTGAAAAGGTTGAATCTAAACTATATGACTGCTTAGAAGATAGAATCCAAACAAGCAAAAGACAAATAGATAAACACGTACAATTTACCGAATTAATGGTAGGTATTTTACCTGACAAAAAGAAATATGGAACTAAAAGAAAGATGGTTATCTAAAACACCTAAGTTTTGGAAGAAAGTGCAAAGAGTAGGAATAGTAGCGGGTGCAGTTGGTGCTGCAATTATAGCTATGCCTATAGCATTACCTGCTGCAATCATTACGGCAAGTGGATATCTATTAGCAATCGGTGGAGTTACGGCTACATTATCTCAGTTAACTAAGGAAGATGCAGTTAAGTAAGCATTTGAGCAGAGCAGAGTTTGAACGTTCGGATGCTGCTACAAACTACGGAATAAACAACTCTATGAATTCGGGACAACTTGCTAAAGCTATGGCGTTAGCTATTAATTGTTTTGAGCCTATTAGAGAGCATTTAGGAAAGCCTATCAGAGTGAATAGTGGTTATCGTTCTCCTGCGGTAAATAAACGCATTGGTGGTGCTTTAACATCTCAGCATAGTTTAGGCGAAGCAATAGACTTAGATTTGCACGATAGAGATTTATTCGAGTGGATTATTGATAATGTTACTTTTGACCAATTGATATTTGAAGGCGGTACAGAAGATAGTGCAGCGTGGTTTCATATTTCCTACCGAGAAGGGCGCAATCGTAAGCAAGTATTAAGAATGCTTAAAAGCGCAGGTAAAACAGTATACCTACCTTACAAACGAAAATAGACCGAGTAACCCTCGGTTTTTTTATTTACACTTATTTTATTTATGAGAAAGCGTCTATTTTTTGACATAGAGACCTCTTTTAATGTTGGTATATTTTGGCGAAGCGGTTACAATCTAACAATACAACCAGATGACATTATAAAAGAACGTTCTATAATTTGTGTTAGTTGGAAGTGGGAAGGCAAAGACGAAGTACATAATTTAACTTGGGATAAAAACCAATGCGATAAAAAACTCTTAAAAGACTTTATTAAGGTATTAAATAAAGCGGATGAGATAGTAGCACACAATGGAGATAGGTTCGATATAAAATGGCTACGTACAAGGTGCTTAAAACACAGAATTGATATGTTTCCACAATATCAAACAATAGACACCCTTAAACACGCTAAAAGCCAATTTAACTTCAATTCAAATAAGTTAGATTATATCGCTAAGTTTTTAGGTGTTGGCGCAAAGCTAAAGCACGAAGGTATGGATATGTGGAAAGCTATAATTTTTAATAAGGATGCTGAGGCTTTAAAACGAATGGTAGAATATTGCGATATGGATGTTATTGTACTTGAAAAGGTTTACCACAAATTAGAACCATATACAAAGCAGAAAGTAAACTATGCAGTATTAAGAGGTGGAGAAAAGTTTGAGTGTCCTAATTGCGGAAAGTTACCACACTATAAAAGTATGTACACAACTGCTGCCGGAACTATTCAACACAGGATGCAATGCTCAGACAGGCACGTTTGCAATAAAAAGTTCACTATTAATAACAAAACTTATATCGGTTATTTGCAATTTAAACTGCGTAGTAATATAAAATAGTTACCTTAGTAGTAATTTTTTCGTAAAAGTTATCTGTTTGATAGGTAAGGAAGGGAGTTCAGAGATGTTCTCCCTTTGTTTTTTCTACCTAAATAAAAATAAATTGTTCAAAAGTATTGTGGTTATAAACAGAACTATTATATTTGTAGAAACAAAACAGATAATTATGAAAAGAAAAATCAGAGAAGCCTTAGAACTTCACGCAAAAGCAAACGAATTGCTTTACCTATGCGAAGGAATGCAGAACCGAATTGATAATATGCTACGGTATAATGCAGAGATAGCAGCACCTAATAATTTTCACGAGCATTCAGAGAATGTAATCGATACTTGCCAACGTGGATTAGATAGATTATGGAGAAGCTACCAGATAGTAATTGATAAACTTAAAAGCCTTGATGAGTTATGAAACCAAAAGAAAAAGCAGAACAACTTGTAAATACATATAAAGTTGCTAACTATCCAAAATTAAATAAGGATGAATGTAAAAAATGTGCTTTAATTGCTGTTGATGAAATTTTATTAGCTTGTGCATTAGAGACAAAAGGTAAATTTGAATATTATTTTGAAGTAAAAAAAGAAATAGAAAAACTATGAAAGAGGAACTAATAAAATACGTTGAACAATTAGAGATTGAACGACAAGAGAACGCTGAGATTTATTCAGAAGAAACGTTAAACAGATTAGACAATTTAATTAAAGAGTATCACAAACTAATATTATCGCTATGAAAACACGAAACATATTTAAGAAAGTAGAACAGGCATTAAACCAACACATAAAGCCTACGACTTTAGAAAACGAGTTCATCCCTAACAACGGAGTAAGACACGGAGACTTGAAAAGATATTGGAATCATTACAACGCAGAATTAGTTAACCGGATATCAGAGATAAGAAGCTATGAAAAGATTTAAGATAACATACAGAGTAAAGCTAAAGACTTGGGAAGAACGATACTTGATAGTAAGTGCTTACACTAAATCAGAAGCTAAAGAGAAATTTGAATTATGGAAAGGATTAATAACAGATATAAACGAGATATAAGATGCCAGATATAGCAATGTGCAAGAATGAAACTTGCAAACTAAAAAAAGAATGTTATCGGTATATGGCAGAGCCATCTAAATATCGTCAAGCATACGCAGATATAAAACCTAATAAAAAAGGAGGATGCGACTACTTTATTAAATACTATTTACAAAAACACTAACATTTGAAAAAACTAATTAGCATTATGAATTACAATATACAATCAATTACAGACACAAAAAACTCATTTCCTAAAAACACGAGGTTCGTCTTTGAGGATTTTTTAATCGCTTGTCCTTTTTCTCTGGACTACCTTAGACAAGTTTCACGCAAACGTGAGGTTATGCAATGGCGACAGTTAGGAATGGTTTGGTTAGCAATAGAAAATATGCATCTAAGCAAAGCAGGAAAGTTCTTTGATAAAGACCATAGCACAGTAATACACGCTTTAAAGGTTGTTAGGTTAGCTAATAACGGATTTGATTATCTTCTAAAGGAAAAGATAGACAAGATTATGAACTGCATTGATTTAAGCGTTCCTTATTCTCACGATTCAAGCGAGAACGAAAAGAACTCTTTGATATACCTGGAAAGATTAATTAAGAAAAAATTAGCTGCTGAAGGTATACTATAAGTTAATAAGTATTATATTTGTAAACAATTCAAAACAGAATAACTATGAAAAAAGAAGAAGTGGTAGACGTTCTACCGAAGACAGAAACGCTTTACACAAAGCTATGGAAAGCCAAACAAGAAATTGGTAAAGTAACTAAGGGTTCAAACAATCCTTTCTTTAAATCAAAATACGCCGATTTAAACGCTTTATTAGAAGCAACTGAACCAATCCTATTAAAACACGGGTTAATCGTCTTACAACCTATTAAAAACGGCTCTGTGTGTACTCAGATAATAGATGCTGATAGTGGAGATATGGTTGAAAGTATTTTAACCCTTCCAATTATAAGCGACCCACAGAAGTTAATTGCTTCTATTACTTACTACAGAAGAGGAACTTTACAGAGTTTATTATCCTTACAGGCTATTGATGACGATGGAAACACGGCACGAGAAGCGGTTAAAGAAACTAAGACCTTTCCACAGGATAGATTTGAAGCAGGACTTTCAAAAGTAGAAAGCGGAGAAATTACATCTAAGCAATTTAAATCTGTTCTTAAATCATATGAATTAACTGAGTTACAATATAAAGCACTTGAATTATTATGAGAATCAGATGCAGCGCAATAGGAAAAATTATGACTTCTCCCCGAACTAAAGGGGAGTTGTTATCTGAAACGGCAAAATCTTACGTTCAGGATTATTTTAAAGAAAAGGAGTTAGGAATCTCTAAGGAGTTTTGGAGTCGATACACGGACAAAGGTTTACAGATGGAAGACGAAGCTATAGAATTTGCTTCTCAAGTTTTAGGATGGGACTTTGTAGTTAAAAACACGGAGCGATTTAATAACGATTGGATAACCGGAGAACCAGATGTAATTACAAAGGACTTACTTGCTGATATTAAATGCTCTTGGGATGGTTCTACATTTCCTTTATTTGATTCTGAATTAAAGAATAAAGATTATTTTTGGCAAATGCAAGGATATATGTGGCTTACAGGATTAGAACAAGCTGAACTGGTTTACTGTTTAATGAATACTCCACACGCAATAGTAGAAGACGAGGTACGTAGAGCGCATTGGAAAGCTAATCTTATTGATGAGGATTTAGATTTACGTGAGGCGGTGCAATCTCAGCATAACTTCGACCACATACCAAACAACTTACGAATTAAACGATTCATAGTAGAAAGAAACGAAGATGCTATTGAGAATATTAAAGAGAAAGTAGAGTTAGCACGAGAGTATTACGGACAATTAAAGAGTATTTTATGAAAGAAGTTGTATGTTTAACCTTATCAGTAATTGGTTTACTGATTTCAGTTTATGTAATAATTAGAGAGTATTTAAGAGGATGAAAGATAGTATAGTAGAATCCGTTGTTACTCAATTTAAAGCACGTTCAAGAGTAGGAATAGATAAATACGGAGTAACACTTGACAGAACAGATTTAAGTACGTTAGAATGGCTAAAACATCTACAAGAAGAATTAATGGATGCAACGCTATATATTGAAAAACTAAAACAAGAATTAAAATGAAACAACTATTTATTATCGCAGCTTTATTTTTAGCTTCGTGCAGCAAAGACAATCCACAACCAAACAAACCTATTAAGGATTGTGATTGTGATAGAGCAATGGAACACACTAAATTCTATATAGTAGGTGATGCTCAAACAGGAAGTTCTGGCTATTATTTTGGTACTTATGTATTAATAAACGATTGCACAGGAGTTCAATATAATGGAAATTGGAATACTAATAATGGGGATTCAGAACCAATTAACGGAGAATGTTATACAAAATAATTAATAACCAATAAATAAAAAGTAAAATGGAGTACAATAACACGAACAAAGTTGTAATTTTTAAAAACAACAAGAAAGAAAAAGAAACTCAACCAGATTATACGGGTACAGTGAACGTAGAAGGTAAAGATTATTCTGTGAGTCTGTGGATTAAAGAAGGTAAGGCAGGAAAGTTTTTTGCGGGTTCAATTCAAGAACCATTTAAAAAGATGGAAAACACTTCTGATAAGATTAGAAACGAAAGTTCTGGACTTCCCTTCTAAAACAAAATACAAATAATTTAGTTATATTTGTACAAGCGTTCATCCGACATTATAAACGCTAAGGTATTATTGAGCCATTTTAATGAACAAGAGGTCGGATGCTTGGGATTTAAAGTGGCTTTTTTTATTTTATTTATTTTATTTTATGAAGTACGTTTTAGATTGTGTAAACGAAAGAAGTTTACAAATTGAAATTGATAGTTATGATACTATCAAAATTGGAATTGCAGATGAGAATGCAGTTAAAATTGTTTTTATTGATGAACGTGGATTATACGAATTAATAGGAGCATTGCATCACATACAAAAACAAATTAAATCCGATAAGTGATGGCAAAGGAATTACCCTATTATAAGCACGAACCTTCGGAATGGTTGGAAGGAGAAATACAAATTTGTTCAGATGAAGCAATTGTATGTTTTATTAATCTATGTTCTGGCTATTGGCTTAAACTTGGATGCATTAGTTATGCATTTGCATTGCAAAAGTATTGCAGACGTAATGGAAATATATTGCAAGAGTTAGTTGATGCTGGTATGGTTGATTTAAATAATGAAAATATTTCAATAAAATTCCTTGACAAACAGCTTTCAGAGTTTAATAATGTTAGCGAAAAACGCAGTAAAGCTGCACAAAAGAGATGGTCAGATGCAAATGCATTGCAAGTGCAATCCAAAAGCAATGCTATAAGAGAAGATAAGATAAGAGAAAAGAATATATTTATACCACCTACATTTAATGATGTTTTAGAATATTGTATGCAAAGAAAAAATAATGTAGATATAAATAAATTTATAGACTTTTATGAATCTAAAGGTTGGATGATTGGTAAAAATAAAATGAAAGATTGGAAAGCATGTATTAGAACATGGGAAAAAACTTCGATAGAAGTTCCTAAACAACTGGCTAAATCTGAAGATCAAATAAGATACGAACACGTAATGAAACAAATGGAACTGAACAAATGATACTACAGAACGGACATAGCACACAATATCTAAACGACTATAAAAATGGAAAGATATCTCAAGGTTTAGGAATAGGATGCGTATTAGATGAATATATCAGATTTAAACGTAAACAACTGAATATCGTTTTAGGACATGATAACGTTGGTAAATCTTATTGGATGGAATGGTATTTTCTTGCGTTGGCTACTAACCACGATTTAAAAACGGTTGTTTGGATGGGTGAGAACTCAAGTGGTCAAGTAATGCGTGATTTAATACAGATGTATTCATGTAAACATTTTAAAGATTTAACTTACGATGAGATACGAAAACACGAATCGTTTATTGAATACTATTTTAAATTCTTAAGCAATGAAAAATTATATAAGCCAAAAGAGGTTTTAGACATCATTGGTTCTACAGATGCAGATATAGGATTTATTGATCCATTTACAGGATTAGATAGAGGTATGCAGCATTCAGACAACTATGAATTTTTAAATACTACAAGACAATTTTGTAATCAAACTGGAAAGACATTGTATGTATCAACACACCCTAATTCAGAAAGTGGAAGAAGTGGTATGTTATACGGAGATGATAATCCTGATTGGAAAGGGCATTTAAAGCCACCACTTAAAGCGCATATAGAAGGTGGTAAACCTTTCTTAAATCGTTGTGATGATATGTTAATCATTCATAGATTAGTTAAACATCCTACAATGAAATATTCTACAATGATAGATATAGAAAAAATAAAAGACAGAGACACTGGCGGACAGTGTACTGAATTAGGTGTGCCATTACTATTTGATTTTAATAGCGGATTAGGATTTAAGATTGGCGGTATTGACCCTATAAAAAGACGAAACAACCCGATGAATAACGAAACACAATCTTTTTACAGGATATTAGAACAGAATACTAACTTTGACGATCAATTACCTTTTTAAACACGAACTATGGTAGATTACACATTAGCACTAATAAACATAGACCTAACAATTAACAAAATGTTGTTCAGGTTAAAATTAGACGATTTAAGCGACAAAAAACGA